TATTAGACTTCCAAAAGAAAATAAATTCTTTTAAATATACTTACCCAACATAAAAAATAGAAAAAGCTTATCAAAATGATAAGCTTTTTTTTTATTTTAATACAAACTTAACAATTTTTATATTTATATATGAATAGTTACATTCTATACATAGGAGAGATGCAATGAAATCGAAAGATGAAATATTTGAAGGTAAATCGTTTCAAGATTTAACTAAAGATATATATAAGAACACAACTGATAGAAAAAAACAAATTGATTTGTTAATATCAGAAATCCATGGGTTTATTACAACAATAGATGATGTAGTTATGATTGCACCTATTATAAAAGAATATATGGATGTAGCCGTTAAAAACGATGAACATCTTGTTAAATTAGCTGGTGTTATTCAAAGAATAATAGCTAAATCGTCAAGTGGTGATGAAGAATCTTTCTTATTATCAGATTCAGAAAAAGAAGATTTAATAAATGCATTACAAGAAGATGTAAATGATTTACAGAAAAGAAATGATGAAATAGAAGTATTAAAAAATAAATCAAAAGATATTTTAGGAAATTAATATGGGTTCAACTTTTGCAACACACAAGAAGAAAGGTAGATTAGGTGGGTTCCTAAAAAATATGGTACCTGATAAATACTTTTTACAATTTGTACCTGGAAATGTTATTGAAGTTATAATTAATATTGAATCTGCAGGATACAATGGACCAAGAGATATTAATGCAATAATTGCAAAACCTCATATCACGAGTGGAGAAGGTCCTAAATATAAATCAGTACAGAATAAAAAATATTTTCCATTGCTTAGAGGTATAGTTGATGTTCCTGCTAAAGGTGACCAAGTATTGTTGTGTACATTTGGTGGTGTCAATTATTATTTAGGACCAGTGAATACAATAAACAATCCTAATTTTAATATAGACCATATGAATATGGCAGACGCTCCAATTAAAGGACAAAAAAATGTTTCTTCAGCAGTTGCCAAAAAAAATATATCAAAGGGTTTAAGAATTGCAAAAGTACCTAGATTACAAAAACCATATATTGATGAAATGGATTGGTTTTCCTATGGTGGTAATCCTCAAGCGATTAGAGATGTACCAGGTGATATGGTCTTTGAGGGTAGACACGGAAATAGTATTAGGATAGGTAGTAGAGATATTAATCCATATATGTTTATATCTAATGGTAGAGGAACTGGTAATATATTAGAAAGTACAACAGATGGTAGTATTATTGCATTGTTACAGCAAGGACAATTGAGAAACTATTTTCCTTATGATTCTAAAAAAGAAGGTGATGAGGGTACTGCAGATGATTATGTTGATAATCCTTTCGTATTGGGTAGTGATTCGATAGATGAACCTCAACGATTGATAGGTTCTGATGCTTTTAATTATGAGTATGAAGAAGCTCAACTTTTTCAAAATTCAAAAAAAATAACTATTAATGCAAACCAAGATAGTATATTTTTATCTGCATTTCAAAATGTTTATATAGGTTCGGGAAATCAAGTAAATATTATTAGTAATAAACAAACAATAATTGAAGCTTCTAATATTTATTTAGGGAAGGCAGCAGAAAAAGAAAAAGAACCATTAGTTTTAGGGCAAGAGTTATTAGATGTTTTACTTGAGATAGTAGATATAATACCAGGTATTAAAGTTACTGGTACGATAGGTGGTATATCTGGTCCAGTTGACCCAGGTACAACAGCAAAAGTAGAAACTTTAAAAAGTAAATTAAAAAGACCAGGGTTTTTTAGTGATTATCATTTTATAGAAACTAATGGTAGTAAATAATTTAATTAATAGGAGGTAGTATGAAAAAATCAGAGTTAAGGTTAATGATAAGAAAAATAGTTAGAGAAGAAGTTGCTTTATCAATTAAAGAGGTAATATCTGAAATTGTTAAACCAAGTAAAAATGTATCTCAATTAAAATCAAAACCTAAACCAAAACAAACTTATTCAAATAATCCAATTTTAAATGATGTGTTAAATGAAACAGCAGCAAATGATGAATGGAAAGCAATGGGTGGTGGAACTTATGATTCAAGTAAGATGGGTGAAGTATTACAATCATCATATGGTGATATGATGAGTAGTGATAGCAATGTTCAAAATAATAATTTAGCAGCATCGATGGGAGTTAATCCTAATGACCCATCAGCTGATTTTTTAAAAAAAGATTATAGAAAATTAATGAAAGCTGTAGATGAAAAAGCTAAACAAAAACGAGGATAATAATGGCTAAAGGTCTTAAAGAAATATGCATAAAAGCTGCAAAAACTCTTTTAGGTAATGAAGAAAATATGTCTGCTGAAAAAGAAAAAGCAATAAATGCATTTGGCAATGAATTATCATCAGGTATAATAGATTGGCTGACTCAACAGACTTTTACAATAACTGATATGAAAGCTGCTATACGAGTTGATAGTATTCAAACACAAGGCCCATTGACTGCTGATGTATTACCAAATACTACTGTAACAACACCAGCTGGTGTCGTAACTGCAACTACTTATGGTGTTGGAACATTACCAGGTGTTACAATTAATCCTGGTGTTGGTAATGTCACAATGGGTACTAAAGGTGTTTTGATACCAAAAATAAATTTAAAACATACAGGTGGTCAAGGTGGTCTATTGACCACAAGTGGACATGCTTATATAGGTGCAAATCCTACAGGTAAAACTAATGAAAATACAACTAAAGTAAAATTATTAAGAAGTAATGTAGTAATGGAATAAATGAGAAATAAATGGCAATAAAAGATAATATAAAAAAACCATTCGTTGAGGATAGAGATAAAAATGTCTTCATTGGTATTGAAATGCCATTTAGAAGAGCAGTAGGTACTGAAGGTTATTTTGCATCAACTTCAGATACTATATCAGCTGTAAAAACTAATATTCGTAATTTATTAAATACTAAAAAAGGTGAAAGAGTAATGCAACCTAATTTAGGTATAAATTTTGATAATTATTTATTTGAACAATATACTGACGATTTAAGACTTACAATAGAAGATGATATTGTTAGTACTTTTAATCAATGGTTACCATTTGTAGAAATAAGAGATATTCGTATAGCTATGTTAGATGGTGATGAAATAACAGGTAGTAATACATTAAAAATATCGATAGATTTTAATATAAAAAAAGACCCTACTACATTAGAATCTGTAACCGTAGAGATAAATTAAATGGGAGATGAGATAAATGCCTTATTCAGACAATAATAAAGAATATAAAGTTAGTAATGTTAAATATTTAAATAAAGATTTTGCAAGTTTAAAGAGTGCATTAGTTAACTATGCTAAAACTTATTTTCCAAATACATATAAAGATTTTAATGAAACATCACCTGGTATGATGTTAATGGAAATGTCAGCTTATGTAGGTGATGTATTATCATTTTATATTGACCAACAATATCGTGAGATGTTATTACCATTGGCTGAAGAAAGAAAAAATGTTATTAATATAGCAAAAGGTTTAGGTTACAAAGTAAAACCTACGATACCATCATTTGTAGATTTAGAATTTACTCAAACGGTAACTGCTGATGTATCTGATATTAATGAAATTAAACCTAATTGGAGTGAAGCATTCACAATTAATGCGGGCCTACAAGTTAAAGCAGCAAGTGATTCTACTCTTATTTTTGAAACTTTAGATGCTGTTGATTTTAGAACTAGTGGTTCATATGAAGGTGATACAACTGAAATATCAAACACAGACTCGAATACTGGTTTAGTAAGTGAATATACACTTAAAAGAACTGTTAGAGCTATATCAGGTGAAACAAAAACAAAAACATTTTCAGTAGGAGCTCCACAAAAATTTTTAAAAATAAGCTTACCAGAAGATAATGTGATTGAAATTTTAGAAGTTACTGATTCTAATAGAAATAAATGGTACGAGGTAGATTATTTAGCACAAGATAAAGTTCCTATTTCAACACATTATTTAGATGACCCAAATAGGTTGACAGCATATACTAATCTAAATCATCAAGATAGAATATCAACAATACCAGTACCATATACTTTAGATTATATAAAAACATCAAAAAGATTTACAATCGAAGTTGATGAATCTAAAACTTCAATTGTATTTGGTAATGGTATTTTAAGAAATAACCAAGTATTAGGTACTGATTTTTTTGAAAGTGAACAAGTTGGATTAACTATACCTGGTTCACAGGACACATTAATTGAATCTGTTGACCCATTAATAGGTGATGAAAATTCTACATTAGGTGAAACACCAGCACATACAACATTAACAGTTAAGTATAGGGTTGGAGGAGGAATATCTGCAAACGCCGCGGCTGGTGATTTAGTAAAATTAGGTACTATAACAACATCTGCAGGTTCTAATAATGGTAGTTTGTCTGTAACAAATGTTATACCTGCATCAGGAGGTTCTGGTCCTGAATCGATTGATGAAATAAAAACAAGAGCAAATGCATATTTTGCAGCTCAAGGTCGTTGTGTAACGAGAGATGATTATAAAGCAAGAATTTTTAATATGCCAGCTAAATATGGTAATGTTGCAAAAATTTATGTAGATAAAGTAACTTCTATACATCAGGGAGAAAATATGCAATTATTTGACTTTTCTCAATTACAAAATGACCTTGCAACTCAAATAAATCTTGCTGATGTGAATCAAGATGGTCAGGTAGATGTAACTGATATAATTTCTACTATTAATAGTGTTTTAGGAACTGGAGATGCATTACCTACAGTTCCTCAATATGTATTAGATAATTTAAGAACTGGTGTTTCTGTATTTTTACTATCTTATAGTAATAGAAAAGAATTAGTAGAAACACCTGAAATAATTCAAAGTAATCTTTCTTCATATTTAGAAGAATTTAGAATATTAACAGATGAAGTTATTTTATTACAAGGTAAAGTAATTAATTTTGGTGTTTTATTCGATGTTATAGCAACAAGAGGTGCAAATAAACAAGAAGTTAAACTTAAATGTATACAAACAATAATTGATTATTTTAAGATTGATAAAATGCAATTTAGACAACCTATAAATACAAATGATTTAATTTATGAATTAATGGGAGTAGATGGTGTGAGAAGTGTTAACCATGTAACTTTAACACAAGACTATGATTGGGGCAACCCAGTATTATCTAGTGATAATGGTTTTTCAAATGCACCTGTATTTACTCCAGGTTTGTGGAGTAATGTTTACGATACATCTACTGGTGAATTTAGTGATGATATATCAGCAAATGGTGGTCAATCAGGATATGGTTATTATTATGATTTTAGTCAATTTTATCAAAATCCTGCGTTAGAAAAGGGTTATATATTACCATCAGTTGAACCAGCAGTATTTGAATTAAAAAACCCAAATGACAATGTGAAAGGAGTAGTTAGATAATGCATCATTTTATTTTACCATCACAAGATACTTGGATATCAAGTGGTTCATCAACGATAACAGGTGATACTTTTAAAGACCAAAATTTTGGTCAAGATGAGATATTAGAACTTAAAAAATTTTTTTATAATAATCAATTTGACCACCAAACAAGAATTTTAGTTCAGTTTAATTTAACAGAACTTTCACAATCTGTTGCCAACAATACTATAACAAATCCAAAATATTTTTTAAGATTGTATGAAGCAAATGGTACACAAGATTTATCGACTAATTATACAATTGCAGCACTTCCATTATCAGAATCTTGGGACGAAGGTAGAGGTAAACTTATTAACAATCCAAAAATAACCAATGGTTGTAGTTGGGATA